GACTCCTGAAGCAGGGAAGCCGAAATATCGTCGTTTACCTGCGCCTGCAGGGCTGTGATTTGAGAGGCCAGCGCCGCATCAGCAGACGCACGTGCTTGGGACTCCTGAAGCAAGGAAGCTGAAATATCGTCGTTTACCTGCGCCTGCAGGTCCAAGATGTTGGCTGCCAGCGCCTCATCAGCGGTGGCCAATGCCAGCATCTGGTGCTCTACTGATGCCTTGTTGTCGTTAAACTCGGCCTCAACACGCTCTATCTTCTGATCCAGTTGGTAGTCTTCTCCGCTTCTAACTACCTCCTCGACTCTGGCCCGAGAGGAAAGTCCCTCCGTGAGGGCCAATGCGGCTCGATGGCGGATACGCTCGAGTGCCTCTCCCATCTGCACGGACCCTTGAAGCAGCGAAGCCGTGTCCAGCGCCTCTCTGGCTTCCGATCTGGCTCGCTGCAGATCCTCCCCAATTATCCCCGCTACTTCGTCTGCAACCCCCTCCCCGACAGCTCCCAGGGCACTCTCTACCATGGCATCGAACAGTCCGCCCGGCTTGCGGATGTCCTCGTCCAGAGCAGTAAGGATGTCGTCAAAATTCGCCGCGGTGGTGGCCTGCACAGGGAACCAGTCGGACACTCCGTAAGCGTTGATACCCCGGATGTAATAGAAATACGTAGTGCCAGGACGCAAGCCAACATCCGTGAGGTTGTTGGATACGGTGATCCTTACGGCGTTGTCCTCGATTAGGTGGGCCTCCAGCGGCTCGCCGGACCTCCAAAACTCGTACAGGGCACCTGAGTTGATACTGACCGGGTACAGAGCAACCGTGAATGTGTCTACCTCAACTCTCACACTGTCCGGCTTGACCGGGAGCAGTAGCCCTGCGATCTGGGTGGTAAGGGCGACCCAGTTAGAGGATACCCCAAGCCCATTGACGGACTTGACCCGGAACATCCACTCTCCAGCGGCGACGTCAAGCTCTTCATGGGACAGAGCTGGACCGCTGTAGGCAGTCCTCCATTCAACCTCTCCTGGACCCTGCACCTGGAGTTGGTATTCAACCACCCGCGGATCGTTCCCCGGAGTCCAGCTGATGGACAATTTCTGGTGCTGGTTACCCCCTGCCAAGTAAGTGGCTGACCTGACGTTTATCTGTTTTGGAGGTGCCAATGGGCCCACTGGAATCAGCGAGGTTGGCGGTTCCGGGATGTCTAGCCCAAGCTCCACGGATGAGCATTTATTCCGTTGCCACTCAGCAGCTGTGACCCGGTAGACCTCTCCGTCCTCCTCTACAGAGGCCACTCGGTACTCCGGTATCTTCAGCCCGGTGCTGGACATTACCCAGACCGCGCCCTTTACCGGCAGAGCAAATAATGGCGCCTTCAGCGTCACCACGTCGTCACTAACCCCGAGCACTTCCTTACGCTCGATAACGCCATTGGGCATGACCACGCTCAGAAATCTAATACCCGTAAGTTCAGACGGGTTTTTGTCGATCCGCAGCTTTGTGGTGCTTATCGACTCGAGTACCCTGCCGCCGAGACGAGACCCAGCTCGGTCAGGATCCACAAGCTGTATGATGTCCCCTGGGCGAAGGTCAGCGTGGTCCATCGACGCCCGGTAGGTAACAGTCTCTGTTTCCATCCTCTCGGAGTACAGAATCCACTTGGCCAGGCGCATAGCCTGCCCTCGAGAAGTACAGCCTACCGCAGTTACCCTAACTTCTCTCCAGCCGAACAGGCGGACACTTTCCGGGTCTTCATACAGAACCGGAGTACTTTCGAAGTTATTCTCAGGGTCGTTGAAGGTGACCACAGCGACGCTGTGCCGCTCCTTCATCGAGGTGCCGGCGTAACTGAACTCCCCATCCACCACGTTGGCCGGGGTAACCAGCTTTACCGGGTCCATTGGCCTGTCAGCCACTGCCACCGCGGTGTTACTGCCCCAGTAGATCATCCCGCGGAACGCGCTGGCCAGGGTGGTCAGTGCAGAGATTGCGTCCTCCTGTGCGGAGAACATAGAGTTGAAAGTGAACCTGGGTTCCATCCCACCACGGCCATTCGGCACCATCCCGTCGCAGTACTGTGCGATTTGGTACAGTGCCCACTTGTCCACGTACTGGATATCCGCCCCGATAATCGGGTGGGTGGCCAAGTCGTAAAACACCCACGCGGGGTTGTCAGTCCATGACTTCTTGAAAGTGCCGTCCCAGATACCCGTATAGGTGCGAGTCCTGGGGTTGTAGTTACTGGGTACGTCAATGATGCTGAGGTATAAGTCGTACTCCCTCGAAGGCATCTGGTTGCCAAACTCTTTGGCATCCACTTCTATGCCCATCAGCGCCATGTCAGGGTAGGACAGGCGCCTGTCGATCACTTCCGTCGTACTTGACCAGAAGGTAGCGCTTTCTGTACCACTCTCCGTCTCGTCCGGAGACAGCCTCCGCACCCGAAGCTCTCCGCCCTTGGCCCCGTGGAACGATACCCGGTAACTGCGCTGGTACGGGCTGGTGGTTTTTCCTCTGATGTTATCGCTGACCATGGTGCGCCAAGTGCCGCCCTCGGGGCGCCAATCGATGGCGATGTTTACCGAATGGCCGTTGATGTCACCAGTACTCTTGTCCTGCTTAACAAGCCCCTGCAGCGTGATGTTCACAACTGCGGCGTCTGCATCGCTATTCAGGATTGCCCGAACTACAGGCTGGTCGTACTTTACTTCCGTACCGACTTCCACCGCGTTTTCAACGGCCCTGAACCCCTCAATAATGTCCTGGTCAGGGTAACCGGCCCTGAACTGCAGGTGCACACCATTGAAATTAAGCTGCCCGTCGGGCCCCATGACTGGGGTCCCGTTTAGATAGACAGATTTAAGCCCATCCACAGGGCCTGCTATCGGGCCGAACGCCAGCAGGTCGAGGATCCTCCCCTTGGCGTTGCTCTGCAACGTGTTCTTGGCTTCTACCGGCTGCCTCGGCTGCTTAGCTTTACCGCCTCCGCCTGAACCGCGAACACTGGAGATCTCTTTCATACCGGGTACTCAGTTGAATAAGGGGAAGGCTTTGAAGGCTCTGTTAGCGATCTCTTGCGCCATTTCCGCGGAACCGCCATCAGGGGAGTTCGACAGCTCCTCCGAGGTAAGAGACGTGCTGACCACCACACTTCCCACACGCATGCGGCCGTACCCCCGAGGTATCGCCACACCCTGGGTGCTCGAGTTGGTGGGCTTGTTGAAGAGGAACGAGGCCATCTGGTCTACAGGTTCTTGGGCTTTTTGCGCCTTGGGCGGCTTCATACTCATCATCACAAGGCCACCTACCATCAGCCCGGCGCCGCCTGCAATCATGGCTAGTCCTATTGCAGAGGTCGCCCCGAAGGTAAAAACACCCGCAACGATCAAAACCACTCCGAGGATCACCTGCATAGTGCCTGACCCACTGCCCTCGATTGCCGGCATCAAGTGCATCTCCCGCTGCTCACCAAACTCCAAATGGAGCGAGTCTTCGCCGACGTCGTCCTGATCCTCCAGCTTGCCGCGCAAGACGTGCCACTTCCCGCCACGGATCACTTTCTCAAGTCCCGGCACCTGAGTAGCGATGGCTTTCACAGCCTCCGCGGGGTTCTTCACATCGACCTTGAACTCCGTTCCAAACTGTTTCAACAACCCGTGAAAATAGACGGTTATCACTTATCACCTCCAACGTAACGCAGCCACAGCTCCACGTGAGGCAGGTACCTGGCCATAGGCTCACGCGCAGACAATCTGGACTCATCGATAGGGCCTCGTGGGCTGCCTATCTGGTGCAGCGCGAGTCCGTGATCCAAGACGACGCCGCCGTGGTTTACTACGCCAGAGCGAATCCTGGCCAGCCACACGTCCCCGGGCTTCACCTCACCGGGGGCGATTCGAGCGAACCCGGCTTTCTCAAACCCCTCAATGAAGAGGTCCTCCCCTTCGTCCCACCATCCCCATGACCGAGGAAACTCTGGTAGGGTGATACCCTTCTCCACGAAGTAGTAGTCGCGTATAAGGGAATAACAGTCGGATATGCCGTGGACAAAGGGCCTACCAGTCAGGGGGGCTCGTTCAGGAGTACCCCACCAACGTATGTCAGAAGCCCCCTCTGCAGTGCAGCTCAGGACGCCCCAGGGTACGTCTGTGTTCACTTGCCCTTGCATGTCGTTTGCACTCGGAACTTCTGGGCGGTCTGGGTGGCTGTGAACAACCGCGAGTAACCCTGCAAGGGCCGCCTTGGCTAAGTCTGCCTTGGAAACCTCAAAGTGATTTTCGGGGTCTGGGTGTACGTTCCTTACCTTACGGCACCCTTTCTTGGTGATCAGCCAAACGGCCTCCTTCGGATAATCTCGAACGGCCTGCTCTTTGATCTTTTTCGCGTATTTTTCAAACATCATACTCGTCCTACCCCTGGGAACCCGCGGAAGGGGAGAACTGCGCCCTCCCCAAAGTGCTTGGTACAGTCGCTGAGCCTACGCCCACAGTGTGCCTTAGTGGGGTCTGACACCTCCAGACCGAACTCATCAAACATCCGGTCACCTGTGTAGGGGCAGGTGACCCCTGTGTAATCCCACACGTGCCCGTTCCACTTACGGAATCTGTGCCGGCAGGTGTCTCTGATAACCTGCAAAGCAGGAATCATTTTCCCTTCCTGGTCCATTTTCGGAGTCAGTTCGAATACGAGGGTATGTCTCGTCTGACTGGCCTTACGGTTGATGGTGTACACCTCAGGCGAGAACATGGCCGTCGGATTTGGGTTTGACCCGTCATCCAGGTACTTGCGGTAGGTGCGAAGGCGAGTGACTTCACATCCCACCAAGTCCTTGGTCTCTACCAGCAACGACAAGAACGCCATGTCCTTTGTGGTCAAGGTCAGCGTAGGCTGAGGCAGGGATCCGCTCCCGCTCCACTGAAACCCTTCCGCCTTGATGGGGATCGGCATGTACGTGTGGCCATTGAATACAATGGGGTTACCGTCCACTGAGCTGGGGCTGAACCGGAGGATCCCTGCGTTGAACTTGACGACGTCCACCTCGAACATCTCGACGCGGATGTCCTGCTCAAGCATCTGCTGGTCGGTGGCAATCAATTGGCTCATTAAGGATTAAAGTCCTGTGATAACTTGACTGACAGAACGCAGTTACCGAACTGGTCATGGGTCAACTGCAGCTCTTCGCATACTACCTTAAATATGGTGTTACGGGTAGGGTGCCGCCACAGGAACGCGGTTAAGCCTTTACGTTCTTTCAGCCAGTCGTACGCCTGAGCCCCAACCTCCGGGTCCAGGTGGCTCCATTTCAGTGGCCACTCCGACCTGCGGAAATTGATTCCGTTCGGGCTTCTCAGCTCGTATCCGTCACCAAACCGAACCTTGGCTATATCGTCGGTGGTAGCGTCAGAGACCCCCCAGTCGGGGGTCCCAATATCAGGCATCATGTCCATCAGCTTCTACTCCTAACCCATGAGTCCAGCATCCCGTTGGGGCGGGTCTGCTCCCGGAAGAACGTGACAATTGAGGCGTTTATGGTCTCGGCCAGCACCTTGCCGTATCGCTCGGCGGAGTCCTCCCCTCCTTCTTGAGCCTCTACGGTTACGTTTATCTGCGGGGCTATGGTTACTTCAGAACCTCCGCCACTGCCATACTTGCTGGCTGTCCTTTCCCTGCCGGTAACGTGGGCAGGGCCGTGGACCATCTCGGGGCCATACTCACCCACCACGCCCCACTTACCCGCAGGGATCCAACCACCCTTGTCGTAGGCGCCTGCGTAGCCACCGCCGCCCTCACCTCCAGTGGCGAGCTTAGCTATGGCTAGGCCACCTACCATTCCGGCAGAAGCGTACCCGAGGGCCATTATTTTCACGGCCATGGCATCGCCGACACCGGGCGGCAGCATGGCTTTGGCGTTTGCCGCTGCAACGTGGGTCTGCATCAGAATCTGCGCGACAGCGATGCCCTGCTGGGCCAGGAACGCCAGCTTCTGCGCGGTAGTGGCTTGATCCCCTACAGCAGCGAACATGCCCAGGATGCCTTGAGCTGTGCTCATCATCCCCATCATCACCATGTGGTTCATCTGCTGTTCGTAGTC